ATGCTTAATACTTGGTTTCATAAAAGATATCCGCCAAAGTGAATAAAATACCACTCATATATTAAATAGTTGGTAATTTCTAGTTAATTAGTTTTCTATGTCTAAGATATTTTCTTCGTTTAGAATACTTGATGTTTTATTGGCGTTTAATTGTTTAATTAAATGTGAAATTTCACTATTTTCTAAAGAAAGAGGTGATTTTCTTGATGGAGCTCTTCGTTGGATTCTACCTTTAAGAGCATCCATATTTTCTTTATGACCAAGTGGGTCACGACCTCTTGGATGGCTGTCTTGACCATAGGCCATTCCTGTGCGTGGGCGGCCCATCTTTGCTTCTTCTAATTCTTCATCAGTAACTTCAGATTCTTCTTCGGCATCACTTGCTTCTAAAGATGCCAATACATCATCTACTGAGTTTAGTTGTGGTTCTTCTTCTGGAACAGGTTGTTCGCCTGCTGTTTCTGGTGGTTGTTCCCCTTCCGGAGCGGGTTGTTCTGCACCTGGTGCTGGTTGTTGTGCCGATGCATCAACTTTACCTGCCCAAGCTACATCTTTAGCAACCTTTTCTTGTTCATCTCGTGCTTCTTCAATAGATACATTAAGAATGTTGTTATAAACCCATTCTCTTGAAAGATATTTACTGTCAGTAATATCTTTAGAAAGTTGAATCTTTTCTTTCCAGAGATTGAGTTTTTCTTGTTCAAGAATAACTGATGGAGATGACATTTCTAATTCAAAATCGATAAGGTCTTCGTCTGTAAACCCTTGGACATACAAATGAATGATAGCGATTTTAGTCAATTCCGATACCATAATTCTTTGAATACGTTCTATTGTTCTTGCGAATCGAACGTCTTGTGCCGCTAATGTTGCTTTACCTGTTGCATCTTCTTCATACCCAAGGAATGACTTCGGTACCTTGAATGCTGCCATTAACTTGTTACGGAGGTATTCGATATCTTCGATTGCGTTGAATTGTAGACCTGGAAGATTCGTGATATCTGTTCCCGAATCCTTACCACGAACAGGAAGATAAAAATCTTCTGTGATGTTCATCATGTTGTATCGAAGGTTATAATCACCAGTCTTTGGGTCCATTAATGGAACTTTCTTCATACGGTCGATGATACGTTGCATATATGTATCAATTTCGGCAGGTGGAATATTACCAATGTCCACTAATACCTTACGCTTGTCAGGAGCACGCATGATACGGTGAATTAACATCGCGTCTTCCATCAATTGGAGTTGCTTCCAAATTCGGCGACCACCTTCAATCATTGCTTTACCATATGGAAGGAAGTTGGTGTCGGAGAGTAAACGGAAATGGGCAACTTCATAATTGTCAAATTCTTTTTTACCGAGATTTAAGAAATCATTTTCAATCTTAAATTTGACAGAGAATGGATTGCCTGGGTCTTGTCCTTCAATACGAATAGTTTCATATATAGATAGAGGAATAACATTTACCACACCATACTTTTCATCAATGTCGAGGAATAAAAATAAATCTCCATACTTGACCATATTTCTGACCCAAGGCCAGAGATTGAATTCTACATTGAGAATATCATAGAACAAGTTATGGAGAATATCTTGGATTTGTTCATTTTTTGAGCGAACACTGAGTACTTGACCAAATTCGTTTTTGACTGTTGATTCGTCGGCATAAATATCCATTACAGATGAAATGATTGGGTCATTATCCATCATATCATAGTCACGGAATAGTTGTAACCGTGAACCTTGGAATGCCGCAGCCGATTCATATCGTCCATGAGATGAACCATACCCACCCGTCATTGACGAATAGACACGATGATACCGATCAATACCTCGTCTATTAATGAACGATTGGATATTGTCGGTATCTGCGACTTTTAATCTTTTTCCACCTACATTACGAACAACTGTATTTGTGGAAAACAGTTTCCGTAGGCGATTGTAAATACTAGTGTCTGCCATAACCCCTCACTTAAATGAGTATTGTGTCAATTGCTGTTGCTAATGGCCAGCAATCGACATCTTTATTATCTTCTGCGATATCTTCCGCAACGAGTTTAAATTCTGCGACTTTACCTTTTAATACCATTTCTAATAGACCCCATTGGTCTGCATTGAAAATAGTATATGGAGTAGAATTAAGCATTTCTGCTAATTGTTTTAATTCTACATATACTTCTGCTAACTTCTTTTGGTCTGCTTCTTTTAATTGTGGTGCGAGATTTTCTAATACTGCTTCTACTCGCATCAGTTGTACTTGTCGTGGAACCTGACCAGTGATTTCGTTGAGTAAATCTTTTAATTGAGCCATCTTATTTCTCCGAGTCTAATGCTTTACGCATTTTCTTAACATCTTGTGGTTTTGGTGCCGCATTTATAGCTCCACCAGGTCCTACGAGTTGTTCATCTTTTTTCTTTTCAACATACTTCTTTAATAATGTATAATAGTTTGGCTTCTCTGTCAAGTGTGCTGCAGCTATTTTTGCGGTTTTTACCACATTCCCATTTGTGACATCTTGGTGTTCCATTTCTACATTCATCCCCATATGAAATTCGTCGGGATTAAATGTATATCCCATCTTTTTCATAATAGCGTCTGATATCTTTCTGGAGACTTTCATATTACCACTTCCGGCACGACCAATAACGAGCTTTGGTGCGTGGGCCTGGATTGTCACAATTATGACGGGCTCTAAATGAACGGCGACGAGCTGGATTGGACTTCTTGATTCTCATATTTGGGTCACCGAAGTTAACCTTCTTGACATTTCCAGTACTTGGGTCTTTGACGAATACCTTAAACTTCTTTACGTCCCCACGCATTGGTTTTCCAAGTGGAACCTTACGACCATGGAATTCTGCTTCTTCTAATACACCAAGTTTCTTACGAATCATGTATTCAGCTAAACAACGTGGACAATATTCATTGATTTCATCTTCATGTTCTGGAGTATGGGTTTCTTCCATAGGAACACAATTTGGGACCATCTTCCCACCTTTGTCTTTCATCCCAACTTGCTTATACCCTTCCCAACATGCTTCAGTCATTTGTTCCATATTATTCGTCCTTTTTCTTGAAGGTTGGAACCATTTTTGGTTTTCCACCAGGATTACCAGCCTTCCGTTTTCTAGTGACTGCTGACCGTTTTTCACCTTTACTCATTGCTGCTGCCGAACGTGCGGGTCTACACTTCGGATACTTCGATGACCCACCCTTTCGTTCTTTCTTACCAGCCGAAGCTCCACACGGTGGATGCTTACCGGTCTTTGGGTCTTTTCTGGAAATGTCTACCCACTTTTGACGAATCCACTTACCAAGGTCACCTTTGGTTTGGTACTTTTCGTCAAGGTCGATAGAAACTTCAACAAGTAAATCAGCGAATCGTATCATACTGGTTTTGATTTGGTTTTACCACCACGCTTCCGTTTTCTTCGTCCTGCGCAATGGGCTCGTTGACTAAAGCCTTTTGGATTACTGCAGTCAATAGACTTCTTGTATTTCTTAGTCCATGTTTCGGGAATAAGGTCCATCAACTTAATCATTTCTTTCCTTTCTTCCAACCACCACCCATGCTCTTATACTTTTTTGCTGCCCATAAGTTAGCGTATGCGGATGGGTAGACCTTGAACTTTGCCCGAGCTGCTGCCTTTGCCTTTGCCCACTTATCGGGACTTGTCGGAGTGTTTCGTTCTAAGATATCACTAATACGAGTTGCACGAACAGCTAAATCTTGTGGGTCATCTGATGCGGTATTTGATATATCGTTTTCGGTATCATTAAAATCACTTGGGGTAGCATCAAACCCACCCCATGGATACGCTTCATATAAATCAGAAAAGAAATTTTTATATTTCATTTTATTTTAAGAACTTTAACTTGTAAACGGTTGATGAGATAAGACCAGCGATTTCATCAACAGTATTATTGAGTTCACCATCTTGTGGAAGTTGACTACGAATTTCATCGACAAACTTTTGTACGCCCATGAAATAACTGACCGTTGAATCATCTTCTAAAACAGTATTACTAAACTTGTATCCTTTGAGAATACCATAGCGACCTTGATATGATTCAACATAAGCATCAACCAACCCTACAATACCTTCATAATATTCTTGCAATGCCTTATGTTGGGAATAGGATGGAGTTTGAAGATGAAAGATATGTGCTTGTTCTCTACTGGATAATAAGATAGAAATAAATTTCACTACTGGTGGCATGTTACTTCCCTTCCTTTTGTGAATGATACCCTTTCTTCTTCATCCAATGTGCGAGTGCCCAAGGATTATCAATTTCCTTGTGCTTCTTCATAGCGAGAACCGTCTTTTCCCACCCTTCAGGTGCTGCTTCGTTAACAACTTCCTTCATTGCATCAAGGTCTTGGTCAACTGGCTTATCGGTTTCTGCTTCCTTATCTTGTTCATAGTCGTGGAAGTTGGTATTTGCTTGACTGATGAAGTTTTGTGATTGAGAGATGTGGTCTTGAATCCATGCAGGAATGTCCTTTTCGTCCATTCCTAACTTGCCTTTCAATTCAGTTGCATTTCTGATGATGTCATCTAATGCACTCATTCCCATAGAAACTTCATGGTCTTCATTTTCTAATACTACTTCATCCTTCTTTGCACGAAGAGCGGCTAAATCACTACCTTCGATTTCACCGTCCTTATCAACGTCAAGTTTCTTTTGCTTTGCACTTAATTCTTCAAATTGTGCAAGCATTTCATCGACCTTCTTTTCTTGGTCGGGAGTCATTTGCATTTCTTTGAGTTTCTTCAACTTCATCTCAACACTTACCTTCTTATCACCCTTCTTTTCATCAGCAGCTGCAGTTGGAGCTGGTACGGGAGATTCCTTGGTTTCTTCCTTAAGTGCCTTAAGGTTAACTAATCCTGACAATCTAATCATATTATTCTCCAACTTCGGTGTAGAAAAGTCTGTATTCTTTTTACTGGTTTGTGCTGCTTGGTATTGCTTATATAAACGGCGTTTTGCTATTATGTACTTGTCGTTTTTATCAACCTTTCCATCATTGTTCACATCGGCGTCTTCTGAACCCGGTGGGTCATGACGGGTATGGGGGTGATGACGCTCAAAATTAAAAAAACTTGTGTATTTCATTATTTTTTCTTTTTGTCGTCGCCTTTATTACTACCGGACTGCCTAAATGCTGCAGCCGATGCTGCTGCCCACAAATAGTCTTTCCATTCATCACCATGCTTTTTACGAAACTGACTGACCTTTTTTTCATCTCGCATCATTGCTTGACCAATACTTTTACGTAAATCAATTTGTGATTTGGTCATTTTACGAGCACTTTTACGGTCATATGGTTGTGGAACTGACTTTTCGTCAAGACAACCTTCACCTTCACACATTTCTTCATGTACTAAACTTGGTTTTAAATGTGCATCAATTTCGGCTTCCGCTGGTTTTAACCACCATTGTTCTGCCTGTTCTTTCATGAGAGAAGATAGTTCCTCACGAATGATTTTTCTAACCATATTCTTAAAGTCTTCTACTTTCATACTTTACCCCAAAAATGGTATATAAAGACACTACTATATAAGTATTACGTATTTACAGTAACCACTCTAAATTTTCCTTTTCTGTACCTATTTGCATTTCATATGGGTTTTTAACTAAATTATTATTCGTATATACCATAGCATTTGTCTGGTACTTTGCTCCACCTAACGCGATTTTTGTCAATTCTATCCCTTCTTGACGTAATCGTAGGGCTGTGTCTCGTACCCACAACCCAATACATAGAGCAAGTACCAAGTCATCATTATACCCACCCAACGCTTCTGGTCTACCATTCTTCCAGATGAAGGTTTCCAGTTCCGCAATCATCCGACTTGACCGAATAGTAAAGGAATTATCCAACATATACTCCTTCAATCTAGCGATAATCAATGGTCTAGTACGTTGGGAAATCATAAATCCAGGTACCAAAGACGTATTTTTATCTTCCTTCAAATACTTTCTATTCAATTGGTGTTCTACGTCCACATATTGTAAATCTCTGGACATATAAAAGAGATTACGGTAATTACGGTCAATAATCTGTTGGATTGCGTTCCACCCAATAGAACTATTATCTGGAATAAGGAGAGCGTCATTATATTGAGTTGCAATAGACACCAACATATTCCCAAACTGTTTCGTTTCTACCTTTCCCTTATATTCTGCGACTTGGGTAGAAGTTTCTACGTCAATTACGTGGAACGTGGAATAGTCCTCACCATCTCCACGGGCAACGTCCGCGCAAACGATATACGATTTGGATGGAGATGGATATTCCCAAATCCATAAGTTACTATCAAACCCTTCTTTAGATATTGGTTCTTGAACGTATGTAGCCTTATAAAATTCAAGTATTTCTGCGGGAATGACCGTGTTACCAGAAAAGATAAATGACGCATCATGTTCTTGAATAGCTTGAAGTTCACCCATCAGTTCCGTTTGACGGTCACGCCATGCTTGGTCACGCTCTGGATGAACTTTCCAATCCAGTAGAATTGTATTGAAGTTATTAGTCTTGGTTTCTGCTTGTTGCCACATTTTGTGGAAGAAGTTACCAACACCATTTGGAGTAGAAAGAAGGATTGCTTTACCACCCGTCGATAACGTACTGGATGCTGCGGTCCAGATGATGTCTGCGTTGTCAATGAATGCCGCTTCGTCGAGGATGAGAAGAGACAATGCTTCAGAACGTCCTGCGTCTGGTGAGGACGCAACCGCTTTAATCTGTGACCCGTTGGAGAACTGTAAAGATAGTTTATTATCCGTGACAATATTTCCTCGTAACCAAACAGGAAGATTTTGATGCATGAACTTCACTTTGGTCACAAGATTCTTTGCGGTTTCTTGTTTAGTTGCGATAACAAGGATATTCTTATCTTTATGGAATAACATCAACCACAAGGCATATCCTGCTACTAAGGTTGAGATACCAATCTGACGACCTTTAAGAACAATATTATAGTCGTGACCTTCAAAATCTTTTAATGCATCTTTCTGGTAGTGGTATAAATCAAACAACACCCGACCACGAATCGGGTGTTGAATATACGAATATCGTGTCAAAAAGTACGATGGGTCTATTGCGCACTTCTTGAATTCTTCTTTGATTTTGTCACGTAACTGTTGCGCCGTAGCGTTCATAAAGCCTCTACTTGATTACAAGAACTCCAGCCCCAATACCCATTGCTAATCCAATTGCAAATGATGCTTTACGACTTGGTAACTTAAAACCAAACATACGGTTAGGATTCTTTGGTGCTGGTGGAATTAAATTGATTACTGCTTGGAGACTATCACCCCGCATCATCGCCATCCGTAATGCATTATCCTTATTTTGTAATGCACTTTGGAGTTCGGTGACTTGACCATCTTGTGCTGCGATGGTTTCCTTTTGTTTTGCGATAATAGAGTCTTTAAGTGGTAAGACTTGACGAGCAAGTTCTAATGTATCAAGAAGTGTTTCCTTCATCACTTCTGCTCGTTCTTCCATACTCAACGTTTCATTTTTTAATGAGTTGACTTGGCGACCGAGTATCTTTGCTCGACTTTCTGCTGCTCTGGATTCGTTATCTGCGATGACGATTTCTGCCTTCAAACTATCTGCAAGTTTCGTGACCGAATCTGCCTTAGCTTGAAATTGTTTGTATTCTTCAATATACTTGTCCATCGCATCATCACTTGTACTGTCTTGCCAATATAAGGCTGCGGCAAATACCAATAATAATCCCAATAGTTTAACCTTCATATTATTGCTCCTGTGTTTCATAGTATTGTCTGATTTCTTCTTCACTCATACCAGACTCGACTAACTCCAAATGTTTTTTAAGTTTAACAATTTGCTCTGCTAAATCTACTTTTACAGTATCAATATCAACATCCCACTTTTCAATCATCAAAATTTTTTCATTATCAGCGTGAATAAATTCTGGTTGCGAAATAAAATCATGCGCATCTTGCAATTGTTGTATTCTATCCTTGATTGCAGATATATGATTTTGACGACCTTTTTCTTTTATATTTTCTGCCCATTTACCAGACTTCTTTAATTCCATTTCTTCTTTTAACATACAATCATGACAATAACCTACTTTTTTGTATGCTTTTAAATGATGACC